ATGTCAACAATTCGCAAGCGTGGTGATAAATGGCGGGTGGAAATCTATAAAAATGGTGTCCGCAAATCAAAAACTTGTGCAACAAAAGCTGAAGCCACATTGTGGGGAGCAGAAGAAGAAAAGAAAATGGAGTTGCAAGCACAAGGATTACAGCCAGATACGCTATTTTCCGATGTGATTAAGCGGTATCTCAATGAAATTACTCCAACAAAGCGAGGCGAAAAACACGAGTTTAATCGGTTAAATAGGTTTTTACGACATCCAATAACTGATAAATACATCTCTGATGTAACCCGTAAAGATGTTGAAAATTGGATTGAGGAAAGGCTGGGGGAAGTGAAGAGCGAAAGTGTGCGCCGTGAATTATCTACGATAGGGCATATATTTAAAATCGCTCTTGAACGGTGGGGCTACATACAAAAAAGCCCAATGATCGGCGTACAATTACCGGAAAAAGGAAAACCACGTACTCAACGAGTAACGGAAGAAGATATTGCCGCTATTGTGATGGTCAGCGGATATGTTGATACGCTAAAAACGGCAAAGGCGAGAACAGCCGCAGCGATGTTATTTGCTGTTGAAACTGCAATGAGGGCAGGGGAGATTTGTAGTCTTAGTTGGGATAATGTAGATTTGGTGAAACGTACTGCATTTTTGCCTATGACAAAAAATGACACATCTAGAACGGTGCCGCTAACGAAAAACGCAATCGCTATTTTAGAGCGGTTAAAAAGTGAGGTAGGGGATGATGGGTTATGTTTTGATATTAAGTCCAGTGTACTTGATGCAACATTTCGTAAACTCAAAAAACTTGCAGAGCGTGAATATTTACATTTCCACGATACCCGCAGAGAGGCATTGACTAGGCTATCAAGAAAAGTAGATGTGATGACTTTAGCCAAAATATCTGGACATAAAGATATTTCGATTTTGCAAAATGTCTATTATGCCCCAGATATGGCGGAGGTGGCAGGATTGCTAGATTAATTAAGACGTTTAGCGTTAATGCGACACCAACGGACAATTTCGCCCGCTATATACAGAGGGCGAGAGTTTTTTTGCGGATCTAATGTGACCGGCTTCGGAAAGTTAGGTAATTTTGAGATTGTTTTTGCGACAGTCTGATAATGTCGTCTCATATAGATAGCTATATCCTCAAGCGTAATTAGGTTTTGGCTTTTTTCAGTTAGGTTGGATAACGCAGCCATTTTTGCTGCATTAACAATTTCTTCCTCAGCTTTTGAGGAAAGTTTAATTTGCTCCATATTTCCTCCAATAAAAAACCTAGCTTTCGCTAGGCTTGTTTTAAGTTTTATGCTGCCTGTTTTAATTCAAGCATTTTGGCTAGTTTTGTTAATCCTTTTGCTGTGATTAATACACGTTCGCAGACCTTTTCTGTACCATCTTCTCGTGTTGTAATGTGGATCTTATGTTCGAGTAATAGCTGTTGTAATTTATCTTGGTAAGCAATCCAATTTGAGTTTCCTGGTCGTTTGTAGATCCATTTTTGTGATGATAAGAAATCAAATAGAAATTTAGGCTTTACACCTAAATGTTTTGCTGCATCGGTTGTACACATCGATCCTTCCGCTTGAGTGGCTATGCGATCAAAGGCTGCCACCGTAGGTTGCATTTCTTTAACCTGAGCAATCGCAATTTGTTTTTGTTCATACTCAACAGCCCAAGCTCTTGCCGCTTCCGCAGGGTTGCTAAAATCAGGTAAAAGTGCGGTTGGTTTTTGTTGATTTTCTAATTCTTGCCAACGATCAACTAGTCTTGCTGTAAATTCAGGACAAAGTTGAGCGACTACAATGTAAGTATCACGCTTAATTAGTAGGTAAACTTTTTCAGAACGAGGGCGACCTAGGCTGTCCTGAAATTGTACATCCCCCATTGGGGGTTGTACGATAATTCCTTTATCTACAAGGCGTTCAATAGATTGTTTCACTTTGTCATGACGGCTTTCTACAAGCTCCGCAATTTCACGACTACTCATTGTCAAAGTTTCATTATTTAATGTGATTAATTTGTTCATAATAAAAATTCCTATTATTTGGCGGTTGAAATGTGATTATCGATTTGAGAGACAAGATCTAACGCAGTCCATAACGTGCCGGTAATAACTTGTTGAGATGATAAAAAGCCTGATGAAAGATCGTTTCCATCATTCAAAACAATTTGGATAAGTGATTTGGCTTGTTCGGTGAGTTTGTTGATTTCATCTATCGTGTCGATGGATAGACTTCTAAAGGAATTGATATTTGACATTTTATGCCCCTTTGTAATTTAGTTAATATTCGATCAACCTTAGTAGGGGTGATCGGGCTTCAACTACCGTACAAAGTCGGCGGAGCTTATTTCCCGAAGGTATTATATTAGGCTCTCTAGACCCGATCATAGATCAAATATGCCACTAAATTTTAGGCATAAAAAAACCGCTTTATATCGGAGCGAGAAAACCGACTTTGTATAGTAGTGCGGTTATCTTAATCCGAAAGGGCGGTGGGTGTCAAATTAGATTTTACCGAATATAAATGAAATACCGATAGTAAATGCAATTAAACCGACACAGCAAATCGCTATGCCTATTAGGATATATATCCAATTGTACATTCGTTTCTCCTATTAAAAAGCAATCTCCCAGTGCTAGAATAAAGGTGCTTAATCATTATTTTCGCAACAAGGAGATTGCTATGTTTGATGCAAACGCTATCACAGCGATTTGTGCAGTGTTGGGTGTTCTAGGCGTTGGATGTGGTTACAAAATATCTTAAGAAAGAGAATGCCTTTTCCTCATTTCCATTCTCGAGGTATTTTAAATACGTCTCATATTAAGGGAATAACCATTTATCCAAAGCGAACTTCTTTTGCGTATCAATTAGAACGGATTGAATCTGACCTTCCTTTATTTAAGGCGTGGGACGGTACAGATTATTTAGGTCGTGGAAAAATTGAGCTTCAGAGTGAAATTGATCTATCAAATATAAATTTGGTTATTCCATCTATTCATCAATCAATAGAAAATAAAGTATTTTTAGAATTTTATGTTAATTTAAAAACGTATAATAGGTCATTTTACTCAATTAGGTTACATTTTAAATCGGAATATTTTCCGTTTAAATGGGGGAAGCTAATCGATATTCCAGTTCAAATGTAGGTGGCTTTTCTTCATTCGAAGTGAGGCGGTGTCAAATTTTTCAAAAGCAAAACCACTTATTAAAATGTGAGATATGCCTCAAAATTAAAATGATTTTGTTGAAGATGAAAATCGCTGTGCTATTCTTTTGATCGCCTTTGCTAACCACGAGGTATCTTTTACCGGAATGTGAATTGATTGCGTAATTTCGCCTTCGTAGGTTGCTTGGGAAACTGCCTTTATTTTTTCTTTGGCTTGCTTTGGCGTATCGGCAAAGATATTGATAACCCAAGTTTGACCCTCAAAATGATAAGTAAAGGTATATTCTTTCATTTGGTGCATAAGGAGCTCCTATGTATTTTGAAATTTATAAAGATGCGAAAGGTGAATTTCGCTGGAGATTGAAAGCAGGTAATCACCAATCTATAGCGACAAGTGGTGAAGGCTATACAACAAAGCAAAGTTGCCAACACGCCATTGGCGTTATTAAAACTGTAAATGAACAAACAGAAGTTAAAGACTTGACTGTTGCTTAAAATTTAGCCCTGTAATAACAGGGCTTTTATAAAATGAAACTGTGCATAAGAGCGGTTCGGTTAATTGCGGCTTGTATCAACAACCGGCAACTCAACAAACGCATTAAGCGGTTGAGGTGTTTCTTGTCTTTTATTTCGATTTTCGTCAATCCAAGCCAACAAGCCTTTAAATTCGTGATAATAACGGGCTTGCTTGGTTGCTTCTTTAACAATAAACTCACGCATTTCGCTATCTAAAAGTAACCAGTATTTTTTGACTTGTTCAATGGCTCTCAGTCGTTCGTCCGCTGAATTGGCGTTGAAATTGTCATAAACATATTTACCAAACAATTCATCGAAAAACGAATAGGCAATGCTGATATAGATTTCGTTCATTTTGTTTACCTATAAAAAGCCCATGGTGAGGTGGGCGGTTAAGCTGAATATTGTTCAATGCACGCTTGATAATAAATTTTGGCGGCATCAACACGATCTTTGATTTTGTCGATGAGGGCATTATCACGTTTTACCACAACCGTTGTAATGCGTTTGTCTTGCGGGATTTGTTCGACTAAATCAATGTAGCGTTCGGGGCTATCATAGCTGCTTAACATTTCGTAAGGGGTAGGGAAGAGGACAAAATCAATTTGTGCTTCTTCACAATCCCATAGCCACATATAGCCTTGCATTTGAATGTCATAACCGGCTTTTTTCGCTTTGTCTGCCGCTTCATCGGTAAAAAATGGGTGTGAGCCAATATCCCACGAGCATTTTGTATCAATAATGAGCTTGCGAGAGGGAACGTAAATATCACACTCTCCCGTGATCCATTCATTCTCTCGGCGTTCAGTGTTTTTCTTGAGGGGCAAGCCTCGTTTTCTGCCGCTTAATTTAATGGCTTGTTCTTCCAGTAAATTGCCTTTTTCGGTGTATTTGTTGCCTTCAAAATCTTGATAACCGAACAGATCGAATTTAGCGATCTTTCTGACCGCACTTTTGGCGGTGTCGGAAAGTCCTTCTCCGCCTCTCTTCTGTGGCATAAAGTCGGCAAGACCTGAACATCGGGCTTTGAATTGGTACATAGTTATTCCTTATTGTTGAATGTGAGAAATTTTCCCATCGTAGTCGTGGGTGAGATCCAGTTGATATGCGCTGATAATCACAAACACGGCAAGCACAATTTTTAAACCTTTCTTGAGCATTTTTTCTTCCTTTTGCTGAATTTTGGGTGCAAGAAACCGCCGCACGGTTTTCACGGGGGAAAGTGCGGTCGGTTTTAATTAAGTTTTAGAATAAGTGGACTAATCCGCCACTTCGGATGATGGCGTTAGGGTGTCGCACATTGTAGATAATGCGGTTCCAGCCGTTGCCGTGCGTAATGTCTTGATTAAATTCGGTCGTTATCCGTTGCAATGTCGGCAACATCTCTTGTGGAAGATTGCCGTAGCGTTCGTTAAGTTGGCGAATGGCTCGGGCATAATCACCACCGAAACCACCGAATTGTTTTTGCAATTTATCCGTGAGTTCGATGTAGTTACGCAATGCGTACCACGCCCAACAGAAATCTTGCATTTCTTTTTCGGTTAAATCACGTTGATACATTTTCGATGGTTCAGGCAAAGCAAGTTGTTTTGGTTGATTTTTATCAATTAAGATCTTTTCAATTTGCTCATCACACCAAATGGCAAATTCAACATTTAGCCAACGGGCAAATGGAACAGCTAATCTGCGGTGTAGCCAAGTGCCACCACTTACTCCACGAGTTGTTTTTAAAATACGGGATTTTTCCGTATTTAAATTTTTACAAAGTAAATCAATATATTCTTGAGTGCTATCTAGACGTAGCCATTCATTAGGAAGTTTATTGAAATGTTTTGCAATAGCAGTTGCGTTGAGATATGCGTCATCTTGGAAGAAAACTTGAGTGCCGTTGTAATCGGCTGTGATGATATTTGTCATTTTGACTTTTCCTGTTTCTGTTTTCGAAAATTAACCCAGTTTCGACACTGGGCGTCGGGAGGTTCGAAAGCCTGAAACAGGTTAGGCTGGAGTTATTCCCCGAAGGTCTTTTATTCCTCACCCTCCCGACATAGTCGAGATTTCGGCATAAAAAAAGACCGCACTTTGGCGATCCGTTTACTACCGCCTGTTCCAAGGTTTCGACACCTTGGGGCGGATAGTAGTATAAAGTGTTGGGGTTGTCAAATAAAAAATATATTTAAAACTACAAAAAATACTTGCAATTAAATATAGTTTTAACTACAATAGTCATATCTAAGGCAAGGTGCTTTAGAACAAGAAACCGCCCTTGTAGTGAGCGGTCTTAAAAGGAGCTAGGATTATGTTCTGGAAAATCGCAATCCTAGTTATCTTGTTGGTAGTAAGTTCAAACGCTTACTAGTTAATGGATAACCCTGCGGGGGGACTGGTACTCCCCCCAACGGCTCCTAATATAACAACTTAGATTTTAAAAATCAACAGGAAGCTGATATGGCAATGACAAAAAAAGAAATTCAAGACCGTTCTGATAAAAAACGAGGAGTACGTATGGTTGGTTTTAAGTTGAAAGAAGAAACGATCCAATATTTAAATCTATTAAGTGAACGAACGGGTAAATCTAAAACTGCACTCATCGAGGAGATGATTTTAAGTTATCAGGGCTGATCGGGGTTCAACTTACCGCTTCAGACGGCGGAGCTTATTCAGATGTATTGTATATCGCTCTCTCGACCCGATCATAGATCAAATTACACCTAAATTTTAGGCATAAAAAAACGCATTATATCGGATGCGGAAACCGCTGTTTATGTATGTAAGTGCGGTTATCTTAATCCGAGTTAGAGCGGTTTGTCAAATAAAAAAGCCCACAAATAATTTGTAGGCTTTCTTGAAATTTCTCTTGTTTTGTATGTAAACATACAATATAATAACCTCACTTTCAAGGGGCAATCTTGAAAGTGAGCGTAAGGCTTAAACCTTACAACGAAGAGGATAATAAAATGTTGAAGTACATTATCCTAGTTATCGTTTTATTACTCTGGTCTTTGCCAGTTTACTAATCCGATAACTTACTGGGGAGCTGCAACTCCCCAGTTCTTCAAAATCATAAGGAATTATTATGGCTCTGTCAAGAACTGAAATTAACGCCCGCAGTGAGGCAAAACGTGGGATTGTGACGAAAGCGTTTAAAATCCCTCAAAGTGTATCACAAGATATTGATGAGTTGGCAATCGCTCTTGGTATCTCAAAAGGTAAAGTCCTTCAGCAAGCGGTGGAATTACTTAAACAATCTCAAAAAGGGGCGTAATGCCCTTTTTTAATCCGAAAGGGCGGTGGTGTCAATATCCTACATACTGAAACCCCCTATCCTGTGCTAGAATGTAAGTGTCCAATTTATATTCATCAGAACAGGAGATTTCAGTATGTGGGATTCAGTTTCCAAGATAGTTATTCACTTGATTGATAAGGTTTCATTTACTGCTATGTTCCTCTTTACCTTGACGTTTGGTCTACTATGGTTCGCTATTCCTTATGAGATGGCTACTTATTACCTTGCACCAAGAATATTACCTATAGGAATTTATTGGGGCTTTTTATTTGTGTGTTCTAGTGGCGTATTTCTTTTTGTGAGAGCAATAGATAATTATTGTTATCCACGTTTTAAACGGTGGAAAGCATTTCGTGCGTGGGAAAATATTTATGCAACACTTTCTCAGGAAGACTTAGCGATTGTCGAAAAACTGGTGAGCCAAGATGGCGCACCCTTAGAATTAAAAAAAGATCAAGCTATAAGTTTAGTTTCTAAGGGGATTATTAGCGTGAAGTTCTTTCATCCTATGTTTAATTCGTATCTGCTTACACCTTCATTTCGAGCTTTTATTTTTAATAGATATCAGACAGAGATACTCAAAGTCAAAAAAGGGGCGTAATGCCATTTTTATCCGAAAGGGGGATTATTCCCCCTTCTGACTTTCCAACTTTTCCAATTCCTCATGCTGCTCTTTGCTGAACTCATATAAACCACTATCACACAATTCTTGCAGTGTGGTTTCGCCGTTAATGATGTTTTGTTTGCATTGTTCAAAAGTGGTTTCATCTACGATTGAGTT